TGGCCAAATGGCCGCTCAGCGGTCACTAACCGTGGTATCCTGATGGGTCTCCCCCTCTCTTGGGTCATCCTCTCATTGGCACAGATTTACTGGGCCGAGAAGGCGATCCAAGAGGGGCTGGAGCGGGCAGGGTGGCCGATCCGGCTCAAGGCGTACCAGTCGTGGGTCCAGTGCGGGGATGACCTCCTCGCGATCTGGATTCCACAAGTGCGCGCCCGATACGAGGAACTCGCCCAGATTGCTGGGATGAGATTCTCGTCGTCGGACAAACACTTCTATTCGGCTTCTAGAGCGGTCTTTTTGGAGACGGTCTGGAAGCTTGGTAGGACTGGACGCCTCCGGCACGTCCCGGAGCGTGGAACACTTGGCCGCTACCTCCCAAAGAGGTTTTGGACGAGTTACACTCTCCGCCGGATCCTCCCCTCGCCTCCGGCCTTCCCCTTGCGGGGTCTGGTTAGAGGTTGTGAGGCGGTTCCGGGACCAACAGGACGGTATGACAATAGTCTCCCGAACTGGTGGTCGGTCGGGCCGGCGTCGAGGGCCCTCTTGGAGCGTGGATGCGATCCCAGAGCAATCTGGCATGCGCTCCGTGCTGCAAACCCCGGCTTGATAGCCAGGGTGAGGGGCATGGGCTTCTACCCATACCTCCCGAGGACTCTCGGCGGAGCCGGATTCGTGCACAAGCGGGGGGACCTGGTGCGACTTGGGGAAGTCGCACCCCGTCGGTGGGTTAAGGCGGTGACCGTCCTCTTAGGGGACAGATCTGCCTCTTCCCGTCCCGGAATTCTCGGTAGAGCCTGGCTCGTCTCGAGACCCGGGGACCAGCGGGTCCTGGCGGCGGACATGGTAGAGGGGGATTTCTCTCACTCTTACCGCGTCTGCCGAAAGGACAGGTCCCTCCCGGCCGGTTGGGCCTGGACTGGGCTCTCCCCCGACGAGGGGGAGGAAGCCATGGTCGGTGAATATACTCGCCGCCTTGTCTTCATGCTCGGTCCGGACCCGCCCGGCAAGCTTGGCTGGAGTGGGAAGATTGTTTCGGTCCTCAAGCGCCGCGTAGCAGAACTCGTGGACCGGTGGCAGTCTGTCACTCCAACCAAGCTCCCTGTGCACGAGGTCCTCGAACGGTTGAACCGCCTTCTCGATAATCTCGAGATGGTAGCGACACCGATCGAGGACCCGGTTAACCCGGGGGGCACATTGCTTCCCATCCGAGGATGGGATGCAACCACCATGCGTCGAGCCCAAGTGCGCGTTGCCGCGCACCTGGGGTGGAAGCGGTTCTTGATCCCGGAGGACCGTCCCGCCCCACGTCACCTCTCAACCCG